ACATTAAGAACGCACATCTACGTGTCACAGGAAACGTACATACGGATGTTCTCAAAGTAGGTTCCATTGGATTTCAACCAGCCGGTTCGAATATCTCAGGCACCGTCAACTTTACGAACGTCACTACGGGTGTCACTACAACATCCAACCTCGATGTTGGTGGAACGCTTAATCTTGGAACTATCGAGTTATCCGCATCCACACATACACTAGATCATATAACAGCTCGTGGAAACGTAACATCTACCACCGTGCAATTCGATAATGCCCACACCTCTCTCGTAACAAGTGGAAATGTGGAAGTAGGTGGAGAACTCACTGTTAGTGGAGGTGTAGTTTCTAACGTTAATCTACTATCCGTGTCCAACGTGGCTTCTATAAAGAAGGATTCTAACGTCGTTACAGAGTTTCCTCGGTCAAAGAAACTCATCAAGTATCCGAGGGTGGCGATGACCCAAAACGACGAATCTACGACGAGTGGTTATGAGGTTGATGCGAGTACGGAGTGGTCTACAAATTATGTCTGGAGAGCATTTGATAATGATGTAAATACTTATTGGCACGCTGATCACGGATCAGCTCTTTGGAACTCTTCTGGTGATTATATAGGCAGCGTTGAACTTATAACTGGTCATAAGGGTGACTGGATTACATTAAAGCTGCCCACAAATGAACGTATTAGTCCCAGGGGTATACGTTTATCTCCTAGGGGTTTACGAACTACTTATTCCGCGGGTCAAGCACCAAAAGATGTTGTAGTAATAGGCAGTAACGATGGTTCGTCTTGGAATGTTATCACGACTACAACCCTTACAAACTATTCATTTGGTATTAGTCCATCGAATAACACACCAGATGGAGAAGAACATACACCCGCTACATTCGATTTTGAAGCCACAGAATATTATCAACATGTCGGAATAATCATAAAATCTATCTATGGTGGTAGTCATACGAACCCGTCGATATCCCAATTAGAATTTCTAGGCATCCCCGAATACGACCCCTATGCTCACGGCACTGATGTGGTGGTCAAATCAGTTGCAAACGTACCCAACACGGATTGGTTGGAGGTCTACTATGATGCGAAGGGGTTGACGCCTGGAGCAGTTGGCAGTTCTATATCAGGTCTAGGAGGTACGACCATTTCCGCAACAAAGCTAGGTGATCCGCAGGTGTCGAACGACGCTTTTGTTTTTGATGGTTCGGGAGATGCCATTGTATCTGGAGCTACATCCTTAAGTGGTAAAACTCCACTGTCATATAGTGTGTGGTTTAAGACGAATAGTATTTCGAGTACTGGAAGTAATTCGATTGTCCAGATAGGATACGCCGCCGGCACTGAATCTTTAGGATTTAGAATTAGAGGTTCGGGTGTAACCGCCAAACCTGGAAATTACAGATTTTATGTTTATGGAGGTGCTACCAATGAAAGTGTAGATACAGATATTAAAGCAGAAATTGGAACGTGGACACACGCGACTGTAGTTTATGATGGTTTAAACTCGAAATTATATATAGATGGAAAATTCGTCGTTGAGAATACGAATACAGCAACTAACTTAAATTTAGATTCCGGTGCTAAAGTTGCATTAGGAAACTACATAGATTCAAATGGAGCTTTGTTCGACGCCGTGCGTTCTTATGACGGCTCCATCGCCAACGTCCGTCTCTTTAACCGAGTCATCACCTCCGACGAAGTGTGGCAACTCTACGCCTATCAGAAAGAGTATTTCGGTCACGGGGACCTCTCCATGACCCTCAAGGCGGGTCGACTTGGTATCGGGACGTCAGAGCCTCGGGCGATGTTGGATGTGCGAGGGGATATGGATGTAATAGGAGACGTAAATATTCCAAGTGGTCGTTTTACGACACATCGATTTATGGGTAGTGGTAGTGGTACGTTTGAAGGATCGGGTAATATTACTTTACCGTTTGATTTAGATTATGGCCCGGACGATAATCCAAATATAGGTTGGGAAATTCGTTTGGCATTTGGAGCTAGTGGAACTAATTATGGAAACTGCTCGATTTCGGGGTGTTACGATAACGAAGATACCTTGACCGGTGTTTCAGAAGCTTTCTCGTTACAGTTGCGAACCACTGGGACCAATTGGAGCAATCAAGGAAGTGAGTGCTTCTTATCGCGTAGAGAAACTGTAGCACCTGCGTACCAGGCAATAATACGCATAGTAAACCCTTTAGCCGAAAATATACCAGCACCTTCATCAGGTTCGTCGTATAGGTGGCATTTTAGTTATGAGTGTACGGGTTGCTACGCGTCGACGGGTGCTACAACAATCCGTGGAGGAGGGTATTTCTTATTTGGAGCTGCAGATAGACGAATTAAACGTTTAATCCTAAACAGTGCAACTGGTTCGATTTCTGGTCATTATAATTTTGTAGCTATATCATAGATGACATATTACATAGCATATGACCCATTAACACTTCAAATTAAAAGTTGGTACGAGTATACACACGTTTTAGATCAAGACGATAACTGGGTACATGTTGAAATAGTACCACCTTTACATTATCAGTGTGTCAAGGTTGTAAATGATGAAAATGGAAACCCAAAAGTTATTCGCGATGATGAAAAATGGGATGAAAAATTCACGCATGAAATGAAAATACTTCGAAGTAATAGAAACCAATTATTACTCAAGTCTGATATTTCACAATTAGACGACATAAAAACAGAAATGTCAGATGAAAAACGTACAGAATGGGTAGTTTACAGACGCCAATTAAGAGATTTCCCTTCAACTGTGACAGATCCTTTTAATCCCGTATGGCCGGTCGCCCCCGAGTGATACATCACTCGTTCTTTTCCTCCAAAGTGTGACCCACTTTGCAAGAAAAAACCTTTGTACATATTAAATGTCCACGAACGGGATACTAGATTTTCAGAACACGAATAAAGTTATATTCCGTGGCACTGACTCGAACGTGGTCGTTGATACGTCTAATGCAAGTATAGGCATTGGTATTCAGGGGACTGAAAAGCCAGGATCTAATCTTCATGTCATTGGAGATGCATCGATCTCCTCCAATCTCAAATTAACCACCGACACTTCTATCACTGTAAACTCCAATGTCGTTACCGACTTTAACGGACCCCATGCGAGGTTACCAAAGGAGGTACCTTTGAAGAAGTATCCGGAGATTGTTTTTGAAAAGGAAAAGTTTGACGGGAGTAGAACAAGCACAGACGCAACATACGATGAACAATATTACCTACAGGCAGGTACTATTGTTAAGGTTGTTAGTGAAACAACTTCTCGTGTAGCTCATCAGGCATTTAATGGTGATATCGTGGGTGCGAATGATAATGGGTGGCACACTCAGTTTGGTTATATTAGAAATACCGGTTTATACGATACAACGAATGATAATGGAGATACGTTCACAGATACTAACGGTGACCCTCATCTAGGTATGTGGATACAAACCAAGTTTCCTAACAAAATAAAGGTCAAAAATATTAATTTATACATAGGAAACAATCTTTATAGATATCCTAAGAGTTTGGTAGTTTTAGGGCACTCAAGTTTATCTTCTTTAACGGGTTGGACACTTCTTCATACAGAAACTAACATTTCTACAACCACACCCGCCGTGGGTGACACCACACCCACAGTACTAAATGTAAACGCCGATACAGCATTTGATTGCTATACCATTCTAATCAAGTCCATTAGACCAGAAAGTGGTGCATCTGGTCGAACAAGTGTATGGGTATCGGAACTCGAATACTACGGCTACGAAGAAGACCCACCCGCGGGTGACATCTCCATAGATACCACCTTCAAGTCGGTAATGAACACTCCCCAAACCACGGGGGCCAATGTCTACGTCGATGCTAAATTGTCTTCGGACTTTACAAATCAGGTTACGGGTCCTACACCCGTCGGACCTGCCGTGACCCACGACAATACCAACAAATATTGGGAAATGAATGGTCAACTTACTTCTAACATCACCGTCGAGGCTAACACCTTCTTGGAGGGTGACCAACCTCATGCGGTCTCAGTGTGGTTCAATTCTTCTAATTTAGAGGCCAATGTTTCCAACACGTGCGTTTTTTCGGTGTCCGACCAGGAACACCTCAATTCCCAAAACCTTGATCTTCAATCCAATACATGGCACAACCTAACTTACTCCTACCAAGGTGAAGGTGGCTCCCGAGTAACCTACTTGGACGGACGTAAGGTTTCGGAGGACCAAGCCGAAGATACTTTCGGGGTCTACCCCCCGTTCGCGATGACTGGGTACTCGCAAGGTGGGTATGTGGTGAGTTCGAGTACTGATAATTATACTTCGGGAGATTTCAAAGCATGGAGAGCATTTAATGATGTTGATACCGCACATGAAGGTTGGCATGGCGGAACTGGTGATGGAACTACTCTTCATTACGCGGCCAACGGTGATGGTTCTGTGTACGACCCATCCTTGGTTCCTGCGGGGTATTCAACATCTATTGGTGGAATTGACGGTGAATGGATAAAATTAGAGATGCCTCACAAACTCGTAGTTGACTATGTTACGCTAAAATCACGAGGAACCACCACAGCGTCTACCCAAAGTCCAAAAGATTTCAAAATCTTGGGATCGAATGATGACGTAAACTGGGATATACTCGAGAGTTTTACGAGTGTTCCGTATTCTCTGACCGGTGAAAATCACGTGGTCGGTGCCACCAAAGGATATAAATACATAGCAATGGTAGTAACTAGACTACAAAGAACGACCCTAGGTGATGTCGTCGTGGGTGAAATTTCTTATTACGGCCACCGCGAGAACGATCTGGTTCGCCTTCCCGATCCCACGAATGTCTTGAAGTATCCACACATTGCGATGACGGGTCCGGCTCGGAGGGGGTATGTGGCGAGTGCGAGTGGAAATCACTCAAATGGAAACCACCCAACGTGGAAAGCGTTTGATGGAGTTATAACGAACGACTGGCAAATTGACGGTGGAAGATATAGTAATTCGGGTGGAGTGTATACTCATAATGCAGGTGAGACGACCGTTACTAATGTGCAATCAAGAGTTGGAGATTGGGTTCAGTTAGAATCACCACATAAAATTCGGGTTAAAACGATGAAGTTTACACCGATTGCGACGTATGGTCAGGAACGTTCCCCCGCGACGGGTGTTTTAGTAGGTTCTAATGATGATGGTTCTACGTGGACTGAAATAAAGGTTTTTGACGTTACTACTGATGGAACCCCCACGTCCTATACCGCGGCTAGTCCAACGACTTTAGCTATAGATTCTGGTTCTAATTCGAACCCCGGATATTACAAAATTCACCGTTTAATATGGCTTACTTTATATACAGCGAGTCAGACAACATACGCAGATAGGGCTTCTGTAGCGGACTTAGAACTCTACGGCACAGGTGTCGACTCCATCCCCATCCAGATCGGCGGTGGAAACATCGACAAGGTGGCCAATTTTAGGGTCTACGATAAGTTTGTGGGGGAGGACCAAGCCCTCGAGATTTGGGACGCCCAAAAGGATGAGTTTGGAAGGGCCAAGTCCTCCATGACTCTCCATAAGGGTCGCCTCGGTTTGGGGACTGAGGAACCCGAAGGAAGGTTGGCGGTGGCGGATGAACCCCACAACTTGGAAGAGTTTCCTCCTAGGGCTTTGTCTGATGATAAAACGTATATCGAAGGTCACGGGGAGTTTTGTACGAATGCGAGTAACATATACACGAGTTCTTATGCGTATAAAGCATTTAACAAAA